GAAACCCAAAATAACCCAGTGGGTTTTTCAGAAACCCAAAATAACCCAGTGGGTTTTTCTGGGTTTTTAAAAAACCCAAAAAAACCCGATAATGATAATGATAATATAAAGGATAATGATAATAAGAAAGAAAATAATATTATTCTTACAGATAATTCTACAGATAATAAACAGAATAACATTATAGAGAAAAAAGAGATAAAAAATATATCTAAATATAATTCTACATCTAATAACGATATATTTCTTATCTCTAAAAAAGAAGAGGAAAAAGTAAAAGACTGGAGAAAAGATTTTAATGTTTATTTGTCAGAATTACATGAAGAAGTAGACAAAATACTATGTGATGCAGAATGGATGGAAAAACAAAAAGAATTCAACCCTCCTGAATTGAATATAATAAAAACAATTGAATGCGCTATCGAAAACTTTTGGGGTACTACTGAAGGTTGGGAAAACAAAAAGAAATCGAAAACAAAAAAAATAAACTGGAAAACAACATTGGCAAAAGCTCTTAAAATTCAAACGAACCGCGTTTTTTATCCGAAAAATTTAGCAGGGGGGGCGCGCGGATTTGCAAAAAAGGAGACAATGGAAGAGCAAACGCAAAGAGTCGCGTTTAAGATTATGCAGGATATACAAGAGGGGAAAGATGATTCTTTATTCGGAATGATGTATAACAAAAAAGACAATAAATAATTGCGATATGGACATACAGCAAATAAAAGAAGCTCAAAATTACCCGAAAATAAGCGAATTAAATAAAAACGAACTGTTTTTGTTTTCTATGGACATAGTAAAAAAGGCTTTTTTAAGGGTAAATCAAGAAACGACGGACGAATTAATCGAGGTCACAACAAAAGATGTCGCAACATTTTTAGAGGCTGAATGCAAAGCGCTAACCATAAAGGAGTGCGACATAGCGATAATTTATGGTTTATCTGGCGAATTTGGGGTTTTTTATCGTATGTCGGTACAAACTATCATCCAATTTTTAAAAGCCTTTAAATCGCACGTAAATCGCTCTCAGGCGATAATCGAAAAATACGGGAATGTAAAACAATTGGAAGTACATTCTAAAGATTTTTCAATTGAACAGTTGTCGGATTTTGAAAGAAATGCTTTCAATGAATTCAAACAGACAAAAAGATTGCCTATTGGGTTACCATGTTTGCCAGTGGTTAAGTATCTGATAAGCAAAAACAAAGTGCGGGCAGAGACTTATTTAAGATATGTTTCTGAAGCTACAATAGCCGTAGAAAACGAAAGTAAAAACGAAATACAAAAGCTGATAATGGCTAACAACACTACAAAAGAAGCTGTAATTGTGTACAATGCTTGCAGGAAATTATTAACTGATTATTACACACTAAAAACCAGATGAGATGAAAAGCGAGAAAGATATTTTACTTGAAAAGATGAATAAAGCCTTACAAAAAAGAGACTATGTAAAAGTAACTCAAATAAAAACGCAACTTGACAACTTGAATAAATATGAATTGATACCAGTTAAGGATTTGTTCGGGAACATGACCAAGGAACAGAAAGAAAAAGCGGTGTATGTTTGTAAAAAAATACCTCTTTTCGCGGATTTGCTTTCTCAGGCTGCAATTGAGCTTACGAACATAATACAACAAGTAGATTCATCTTCTAATTTGGTATTAATGAAAGACTTATCAAAAGCTCGCTTTTACGCGGAAAGAGTAGTTAAAATTGTAGATGATTTGAATGATGATGAATTTTCAGAATCATTTGGGGAATTTGCAGATAGAGTAAATTTAGAAATAGATAATTTATTTGAAAAATATGCCAATAAGTAAAGACTTTATTCAAACGAAAAGCGGAGTATTAACACAACAAAAACTATTCTGAGATGAAAACATATGTTATAACATTATCCAAAAAGTTTATGTCTAAACACCCCAAAGCAGGTAAGCCGACATTTTTTGTTTATAGATTTATTTCTCATGAGAAAATACATACAATAAGAGCAAATTATGCTCTTTGGGAAAAACGGATTAAAGAAGTTCAAGAATGTAGAGCGATTATTTCTATTAGAGTTTGGAAAGATAAACCGTATAGAAGCCCTCAAGTTGAAATTGCAAAATTATCTTGTATTGATAATGTGGGTATTCAAAAAATGGAATTCACGTCTGATTTGTCAGAATGTATAATTGAAGGTAGACATTACAATTATTGTGATATTGCTAAAAATGACGGATTATTGCCTGAAGATTTTCTTTATTGGTTTAAAACACACGAAATATATAAACCATTGGGGATTATTCATTTTACTAAATTCAGATATTAAATGGCACGATTAAACACGGAAAGACAAAATAAATTAGAACCTATCAGAATGCGAACAGCAATAAATGAAATACAGAAATTAGGGCTAACAATACTTAATTGCTCTGATAAAATGATAGAGTTCGAGTATAAGGGACACAGCATAAAATATTTCCCTTATTCAGGATGGGCAACTGGCAAGACGATTCAAGACGGTAGAGGATTAAAAAACTTAATAAAACAACTCGTATGAAAACATTATTTATGCTTAATACACCAAAAGTCAGAATGAAATTTCCTGACGTTCAGAAAATAAGAATCCCTCACAGAGAAGAGAGAGAATTTAATGTAAAAGGTCACAAAATAATGGCTTATTCAAGGGAAGACGCAATCAAAAGATTAAAACATAAAAAACTCATATGAATTAAAAAACAATAACTTATGAAAATTAGAATAGACATAAAATCAATATTTGGGAATGTGCTATTTCCTTTCGAGAAAGAGAACAACACAATTAAAAACACATTAGTAGAAGCTACTTTAAACGGTGCTAATTTGCGCGAAGCTGATTTATGTGAAACTGATTTGAGAGGCGCTAATTTGAGAGGTGCAGATTTTAAAGAAGCTGATTTGAAAGGTGCAGATTTGAGCGACATTTATTATTCGGTATATACATCTTTCTTGACATCTCAATGCCCGACAGATGGAAGTTTTATAGGGTGGAAAAGACTCGATAAATATATTGTCAAATTAAAAATATGTGAGGACGCAGATAGAAGTTCATCAACATCAATAATATGTAGATGCTCAAAAGCGGAGGTATTGGAAATACAAAATCTGGATGGTAGTGTCGCAGATATAACAGAAATATGTTCGAGTCATGATAAAACCTTTATATATAAAGTGGGTGAAACAGTTGAAGTGAAAGACTTTGACAAATGCAGATGGAATAAATTTTCAAATGGGATACATTTTTTTATAGATAGGAATATGGCTGTAGCTTATAGAAAATGACTATGAAGAATTTTTTAGGTGGAATTAAAAAAGCAGAATTAAAAATTATCGTTGCTGGGGAATCCGGCAACCCTGAAGAATTGATTAAGTCTGCAATATCTGTTGCCCAATTTTTAGAGGCAAAAGGATTTGATGCTGTAATAAAATTCTCTTATAAACAAACTGAAGACTGGATTAACGAACATAAATTGGAATATGTAACTATAAATTTTGAGAAATATGAATAAAATGAAAATAGTTTTTGGGGTATTTAGAGAACGAGATTAAAGAACTTGAGAATTTAGTGGAATACCAAAATAAAATAATTGAAAAACTACAAAAAAGGATATGAGTTATGGGAACAACTGGAAATATAAATATATATGATGGCTTTAATTTCTGCACGACATTAGAACAGTCAAAACAATTATTAGAACTTGGGCTTAATCCTGAAACTTCGGATATGACATACTTAACGGGTATAAGAGACGGAGAAGAAGAAATATATGGCATTTTGCCATATAAAGAATTAGAACCTGATTGTAGGAGAGGCAATATTTTATATAAAAATGTCCCAGCTTGGACATACTATAAACTATTAACCCTTTTGCCTAAAGAATATATATTATTCTCTCAGAGAAGCATTGGAATTAATATCCCAACAGAAAATATCATATCAGTAAATTTACATGAAGGAGTAGGAGGATTATTAACCATTATTAAAAATGAAGCATTTATCGATAAAATTAATAAGGAATTTTTAATAAAAGAAAAGATGAATACAGTAAAAGAAAATTCTTGGACAAATTTAAGGGATAAATTACCTGAATACGATTGTAAATGTTTAATTAAATCAGTCGAAAATCTAACTTTAGTTGAACGTTTCCATGTAGTACGTTATGATTCAGAAATGAGGGAATTTTACCTTATAATTAATGATAGTATTATTTATGATTACCCATTTAGTATATATAATAATCGAGAATATTATTACATAGTTATCCCAGATTAAATAATTAATAGATATGGGAACAAAAGAAAATAAGTCGCCTTGGATTAGAGTTAGTGAACAACTTCCTCCAGAAGGAGAAGAAGTTTTAGTAAGACTCAAAAATTATTATTATAGCCCAAGGATAATGTTTTACAGAAAGAGAGATAAGATATGGGTAGAAGACGACGGAATGTTTTTTGATTGTTCTGTAAATGAAGATGATTTGTGGATGCCGATTCCTACATTTGATGATATACTGAATGACAACAAAGATGTTCTAAAAAGACTTAAAGAGAAGTGAAAAAGAAAGAAATTCCTAAATCGTGCGACTGTAGAAACTGTATGAATGCAGGAGAAGTAAAAGACTTCATGGTGTTTTGCAGTGTCTTAAATATATACCGTTCTGTAGGAATTAGACCTTACTGTGCAAAATTTAAAAATAAAAGATATTAATTATGAGAGCTGTAGATGTCGAGGCTATGTCGGAAATATTTCAAGAACATGGAATTTCTGCGACAATAGAAATAATAGAAAAAGTAACAAGTGATTTTATAGGTCATTTAGACGCTATGAGAGAAATGGAGATAACAAGATTTATGGGAAGACAACCTGAATCATCCTTTCAAAAGGCGTTACGGTTAGAAAGTGAGTTAAACAAACTCAAAGCTGAATTTAATAAAATATCCAAAGAAAATAAAGTTTATCATGATGCTATAATGCAAAAGATAAACGCTTCTGAAGTTTGGATTGAAAATAACTCAGTAAAATACGATTTATGAAAAAGATAATGTTTAATGACAAATTTGGATTGACTGAAGCAGTCCTGAATGGCAAAAAGACTATGACAAGACGTATTTGTAAGTATGAGAGACCGGATTATACTTATGATGCTGTATTCCCTGTTTTTAGACCAGAAGACTATGACGAAGATGGGAATATAATATCTCCATTAAATAAAGCCTTTGGTTGGGCAACCAGAGATGGAAAATTCACTGGATGGAACAAAGCTCAATACAGAATTGGTGAAGTTGTCGCTATAGCTCAGAGTTATCATTCATTTTATAATGATGAATGCGACCCTCGTATGTTCCCGTCTGGTGCAGGTTGGCTTAATAAAATGTTAGTAAAACCTGAACTAATGCCTCACCAAATACAAATTACTGATATTAGTATTCAGAAGTTGCAGTGTATATCAGACGAAGATTGTTTAAAAGAAGGAGTAATAAAGAACATCAATAAAATACCAACAAAAGCGCCTCAATATATTATAAATTATTATCCCTGTGAACATTATAAAGAATGTGCCAAAAAAGTTGGCTGGGGAAGAGTATATAATACTCCACGCGAAGCCTTTGCAGCTCTCATAGATAAAGTTTCAGGCAAAGGTACATGGGATTCAAACCCTTATGTATTTGTTTATGAATTCAAATTGATTAGATAACATGAGAACGATTATAGAAACTTTTGATGATGCGTCAAAATTTGGAGAAGAAATAGCCAGAAGGTGGAACGAATTTAAAGATAAAAAATAATTTATTATGAAAGCAGAAATAATAGAACAAGCAAAAGATTTGGAATATGCATTATATGAGAACGGGGATAAATCTATCTTTTTAATTGCCACTAAAGTGGGAGCATATTTACATGGGACAGTATGTTTTTCAACACAAAAAGAGTATAAAATTGGATATTACAGCGAAGAGTGGTTTGCATTTAATTTCACTATTTCCAGCGATAAAGTAGTATTGTCAAACGTATAAAAATATGGCATATAAATTAAGACATAAAGAAACTGGATTGTTTTTCTGCCGAGCCAAAGGGCTTGCTGATGATAAAAGATACGGAGAACTTGGGAGCAGAGAAAATTTTTTGAACAGACATTTAAGTAAAAGAGGAAGAGTTTATGAACATATTTCAGAGAAGCAAAAAAAACTGTATATCCCAGATTATGCAGATGAATTTGAAATATTTAAAATATAAAAATACAAGAAAATGATACAAACAAGAATAAATCACGCGGACATCTCTTGGGAAGAATTCCCTATTTTAGCGTTTAATCCAGAATTAAATGTTATTATTATAGCCTTAGAAAATGGTGATTATTTAAAGGGGACTGTAGTCAATTCTGATAATCCAGAACATCCAATTGGAGAATACTACGAATATTGGGAAAAATCCCAATTTTGCCCTTTTGAAGATGAAGTAATATTAAAAAACAAAAGCAAATAATGATATGATTAAGGAACAAATAAAAAAGATTAACCTTACTTGGGAAGATTACCCGCTTTTAATGTGGAGCCCCAAATTAGGTATTATGATTATAGCTTTAGATAATGGTGATTATCTAAAAGGAGCTATATGTTATACAGAAACTGATAATTTTGTAGTTGGTATATATAGTGAAAAATGGGATAAAAGCGAGTTCACTCCTTTTTTAGGCGAAATGACATTAAAAAATGATTTATAATGAAAAAGGTATTTTATTTCTTCTTCTTAGGGCGCAAACATAGATTATTCGCTAAAAATAGATATATTGCTAATCAGGCAAGAGCTATGTATTGCATTAAAGAATTCTCGGAGTATGAAAATATAACTGAGGAAGAATATTTTTCAGGAGATAAAACGTTAACTAACCTTTTTAAGACAGAAGAAAGATTTAAAAAATACAAGGAGAAAAATTATTTTGAAATATTATGTAGTTATAACACGATAGAGCAATTATGAAAAAGATACTCGGAGCGCACAACGCAAACACATATCTGGAACCACGCAAATGGTGGATGAGACTAATTAATTTTACGTCAAAATGCCAGAAGTTGACAATAAACGAACAGTTCCAGCGTGGAGTAAGATACTTTGACTTCAGAATAAGATATGACAAAAAATTAGGTATGTTTATAAATTGTCATGGATTAGTAGAATATTATGAATCTCTATGGATTACTGTTTATAATTTAACTTATCTTGCAGAAAAAATAGCACCAGAACCAATTTATATTAGGTTTGTGTATGATGATACATTTAATAATAATATAAATGATTACAATTTTACCGATTTATTTATAAAACAGATATTCCCTATTTTCCGTCTTGACGAAAATGTCATTTGGCAACTTATAAAAAAATCTTCGTGGGAATATATATATTCCGACAATAGACCTCAACCCAAAATGGTAGACTGTTTCAAAAACTACAGAGGCTACAAATGGATTCCTTTCCCGCAAAGGTATATATCTAAACATAAAGAACGTTATCAAGAAATCATAGATAATACAAAGGTCGAAAAAGATACAGTATTTCTATGTGACAGAGTAGATTTATTCAAAATAAAATAATATGGCAACAAGTAAAAGAACATGGCAAAGATTCGAGGCAGCAGTAGCAGCTCTTTTTGGGACTAAAAGAGTCCCCCTTTCCGGTAGCAATTCAGGGCATAATACTCACTCCGACTCTATGCACCCTGATATTTACATAGAATGCAAACTACGTGAATCGTTTTCGATATGGAGATTATTCGATGATACTTCTAAAAAAGCTAAGAAAGAGAGGAAAATACCTCTTGTAGCTATAAAGGAAAAAAACAAAAAGGGATGTTTATTTATTATAAGCCCTGATAACTTAAAAGAGTTAGCGGATTTATACAACTCTGATAAACAAGAAAATGAACGAGAAATATACGTTGAATTATAAAATTTAATATATTTGTGTATGGAAATGATTGTTATTGAAATAGATTTGAGCCAAATCCCCTCGGATAAAATAAAAAATTTCCTGCGGAAAAATGGGAATGAAGCCAATGTTGTTAAGCTATGTGCATGTAAACGTAAACAGCCAGACCCTTACGGAAGTGACATTACAGTTTACATAAATCAAAATGCAGAAGAAAGATTGTCAAATCAACCTAAAATATTCTGCGGTAAAGGAGTTGAAATAAAAACAAATAAAACAGAGACACAACAAAACAATAATAGTCGAAATAATAATAATGATGATTGTCCTTTTTAAAATATAAATCATGGAAACAGAGGAAATTTTAAATATTATACAAGCGTCATTAAAAATATGCGCTGAGAATATTAAAGCCCGTCACTGGACTATGGTAGGGCACGACTTTATGACTTATCATCCGTATTTTGACGAAATAAACGAAAAACTAATAGATTTTGTAGATGAAATTGCGGAAAGCACTGTAGTAACCGGAGGGATACCTCCCTATAATTTTGAACAATATTTAAAATTTTCCTTTATAGAGCCTATTAAATTTATTCCTTCTCTTGAAATGATGCTAAAGGATACTATATCAGAATTACAAAAGATATATGATTATATAAATGATAACTTCAACCAATTTGACGATACAACGGCAGATTTAATGGTTAAAATAACAAGAAAAATAAGAGACAAATACCTATTTTTCTTAATTCAATCTACCAGACTTAGTTTTAGTTAAATATATAATTCTTTTTATTATTCATATTTTTGTAATTCATTCCCGTTTGTTTGTGAAAATAGACGGGATTTTTTATATATTTGTACATATCATTAAGTACAGCATTTCGGAAAACAGAAAAATTGGCAAATGAGGCTCCCCAAATTGTGAAATTCGGGGAGTTTTTATATATTTGCATAGTGTTTAATATTCGTATGTATCTACAACGGTTTGTGAAAATAGTTGTCACCACTTAATTTTTTCATATTAAATGATAATGTAGAAAAGGCTACAACGAAAGTTGCAGCCTTTTTTTAATAGCATGAGAATATTTCTATCCTCTATACTACCAACACACTAAAATGTTAGAAAATTCCATTGTGCACCAAAACCGAGATATGGAGAAAATTTATTACAAGAAATGGCGTAACCATATCCTGCCTGCAATCCTAAGCTGAAGCGGCTTTTCTTTTTTTTAATATGCGTTTCAGTTTTTGTTATGGTTAAATACTTGACTGGAGAATAAACCTCTATCTTTTCAGCTTCTACCTTATATCCGGTCATACATATTGAATATGTAGAATCTTCAAAACAGTATTCGGATATCGGTATTTCTACTTCTGCCGGCTTAGAAAGTTCAGGAACATACAACGTGTCCCTGATAGTCTCCTTTATTTTGATGTATTTTGGAATCAAAAGCGTGTCAATGATAGTATCTACCCTCGTTATCACGAAAGTGTCTGTATGAGCCTCTATTTGGGGTGTATTGGCATGTTTGCCTATGATATAGCCACAAGCAAAGGACAGAAAGAGCGAGAGAACCAATAACACCCCAAATTTTCTCATTTCTTAAAATATAATTCAGATTCTGCCTTCCTTCTCCTTACAAGTCCTGAAAGCACTTCTTTCCCCGCATATATCCATTTCTTGAACTCATTAGCGATAGTAGGGTCATTCGGATTTAATTTCACTTTACGCAAAAGTGTAGAATCCGAAAAGTTCTTCACCCCGACATTATAAGTAAAAGAGACTAATGCGTCAAACTGGTTTTGTGTCAATTCCACATCCATAGTTGAGCCGGATACTATATCTACAGCATTAGAAATATCATCTAAAAGAAATTCCGTTGCTTTAGCCTCTGTTATTACATCGCCTTCTTTTACATTATATGTATGCCCATACCCGATAGTCCATACTCCGGCTGGACACTTATATGCAACCAGTCTTAACCCCTCAAATTCCTTTATAAGGTTAAGCCCCTTTGCTCCTATTTGATTCAGATGCTTCATGTGTTTCAAATTCTTTAAAATATGGTATTTTCTTTACTATCTCAAAGCTTACTATATAATGTATAAAAGATATTGCCCTATTATTCGGAAGCAATGATTTTATGTTAGTCAGTATGTTCAATGAATAAAAATACGTGACGATTGCTACAATTGCCGATATACACTGTAATGCCATTTCTTTGTTATGGAATTTATTGCCTATAAAATAAACGCTCCCTACTAAGAGATAAAACACTAACATCTCACATAAGCAGAAGTAAAACTTTTTGCATTTAAACATTTTCTGTTTTACAATTATATCTTCTATCAATCCTATTATAAAGTTTATCAAGAATATATAAGCGATAATTATAACATAATCATATATAGGTGCTATGTAACTTATTATTACTGAAAATAAACTCCCTAATAATCCCTGAAATCCTCCCGCCTGATTCTCCATAATATTATTTCATTAAAAATACAATCACATTAAATATAACATTATAAGGTTTTGATATACTATCTGCAAAAATTGTAACAGAATTAGCCCCATAATTATATTGAACTTTAGGGAATATTTGAGTATTACTATCATTTAAATTATATGCGCTTACTATTACTGATTGTATTTTTGCTCCAGTAAAATTTAAAGACATTTGTGGATTATTTGAGCCTCCAAATGTCCCGCTATTAGGAATATTTGGCGTTTCAAATAATGTTTTATTATTTATCGCATCATCAGTTTTCTCTAATTGGGATGAATTTGCGTATATTGCATATTCGCCTAAGAAATAAGGAGTCAGGTTAAGTTTATCATCAGTAACGGCTAATGCAGCAATTTTTTTAGAATCAATACTGTAATCTATAATCTTATCGTTTGACACTGAACCAGATTGTAGTGCGTCATTAGATATTGATTCTAATCCAATGTTCCGTTCTGTTACTTGATAATCCCCTATTTTAGCCGAGGTTATGGCTCCGTTGGCTATATCTGGAGTCGAAATAGTACCGTCAGCTATCTTTTCGGAGGTGACGGCTCCGTTGGCAATCTTTAGGGTTCCTACAGCCCCATTTGCTATGTCTGATAAACCTATACTTGACGGTAATACCAGATTAGCCCGCCAATCATATGTGTGATAGAATGAATACCCGTCCATACCTACAGCCCATGTTAAGTCGATTGTAGCCACTTCGGATATTCCTGTAGGTTGAGTATTGCTAAATAATGCTCTTTTTATAGCTGTATATTCTTGCCCTGTTTCTGACGAACGTTGTTCTACATCGCTTAACCATACATATACAGTCGCTCTATTTTGTTCTGCAACAGTAAATGTTTTATTGCAGGTCGCAATTATTATAGTCCCTGTAGCTAATGACGGTAGAGATGAAGAGGTTTTAAATATAAGCTGGGTAGTCCCAGAAGTAAAAGTAGCCGAATCCATCTCATTAGACATACTAATATCAATGAATTTGTAATTACTTGCCCCTAAAAATATCCCTAATGCGCTTTGCCAGTTATCAAATGCGCTTACTAAGTCATTTATATAAACAAGATTGCCATCATCGTTTATATATGATAATATTGTGTCTTTGAGCATATTGTACTGATTTTAGTTTATATTTTATCCCCCATATTATTAATGAATCTACAGTTTGGGTAAATTCTGAAAATGTATCTTTATTTTCTTCTAAATAAGACGGGTAATTTATAATTACTCCTGTTGTCAAAGATGAAGTATATAAATATGACTTTCCCCCAGCCGTATAGTCTTTATCGCTCCAATATACTTTTTCGCCAGCTTCATAATCTGAAGGATATAGATATACTTTATTTGAAGTGATATTTATAGCCTCTATATGCCTCCCGTCAGGGTCGTATAAGTCATTAAGAATATCTATTACTTGTTGCTTCCCATATTGGCAGGCAGCGATTTTATATGCCCGTTGCCTTTTTGTATTATATTCGTTCCATAGTAAGATAAAAGGATATAACAAACATAACAACAGCTTATAGAAGTTGTTCAACCGGTATTCATTATTTACCATATAATTAGGTCTGTTTATCTGGTAAATAAGTTTAGGTATATTTATTTCTCTAAACGGGAACATAGCTAATATTTAAATCCTCCGCAAAATTAAAATATCCTGATACTAATTTTATCCTTCCATTTTCCGCATTATATGTCAGTGAACCATTTGTAGAAACAACGTCAGGGATATATGCTGCTTCAACTCCTGATACTTCTTGGAAGGATTTTTCTAAATCGTTTATGAACAATGGAGCGCCTAACACTATATTCTGTTGTATAGTCGTTTTCATGGATTCTATATCATTTTTCACCTGTGCAAGAGAATTGCCGGCACTGTAATACACTGTCATGCCTTCAGGGAATGTTAATATATCCGGTTCTCGGCTCTGTATGAATAGATTGAATCCCAATGGTATAAAATTTTCGTAGTAATCTTTGAATGCCGTAAGCTGGTCTGAACTCAAAGGAGTTAGATTGCCTGTATTGTCGGTAGTAGCTACATTTAATATTATACCTCCTTCAGACGTCGATACTGTAGCCTGCTTTATAATCCTGTTATTCTCGTTTATAGGATTATACCCCATTTCTTTAGTATCATTATCCAAAATTACCAGATTATCCCCATATTGGAAATATAAAGCCTTATCCAGATAATAATCTTTACGTGTTACTCTTAGACTCCGAGCTGTATTGGCTATATTATCTTCTGAAAATAGTATCTCATTGGCTACTATATTCAATATAGTAGAAAGAGCGTCTACAAGACGCATCCATATAGAAGAAGCAGAAGTGTTTACGTTCTGGAATAAAGACTGTATAGCTATTATTATTTGTTGTCTTAAATCTTCCATAATCAAGTAGTTCTTAATCTATATAACTCTGCATCTATAAAAAACCAAACTTGTTTTGCTGACGGATTGTTATCTGACGCAAAAGCCGTAATAGTATAAACTATCCTATCGTTGATATTTGCACCGAAACCAGAAGGCTTAAATGCCAAATCTGTTATTAACGGGGGAATCCCGTTATCCGTCACAACTTGTACTTTTGTAGTATTGTAGGGTACTACTACTTTACATGTATGGTTATTGTCTATCAAAAAATCTGAAGCCTTTAAATTAATTACGGACGTAGAAACCGAATAAACTCCTAATATATAATCGCCTGGCTTTGGATAGTCGAAAACATTAGAGGTTTGATATTTAAATGAGCCTGTCGGTATACTATCTTTAATAGTATCTACATTATATCTCGTCAATTTGAAAGTATAGGTACTATTTGACGAATTATATGTAATAACTCTTAACGTAATAGTGTTATTAGACACATCGACAAAACTAACTGTATTTGTCAAGTTGGACGTTATTGTCGCTACAAATATTCTGTAATTGTTTAATGCTGCTAAATTTGAACGACTATATACAATATTAGCCGAGCTTACTTTAGATACAAAATCAGTCCATCCAGAAGAGACAGAATTAATTACATTGGATATAGCTGCTGAAGAAGAACCATCATTAAGATTTATAAATGAGTTAGGCATTTCCAACATAGTAGGTCTACCCCCGAATTTTGTTTCTCCCCACTCATTTATAGCATTCACAGTCGTAAATGCAGAGGCGGAGACTTGTATAGGCTCATTCCCATTTAAATCGCTCTCTGTATATTCTGATAATGATGTTATGTCTACATATTGTACTGCCATATATTTAAGATTTAAATACTCCTAATACTTCTTTCCCGTTCATGCTATATACCGCCCTTATATCTCCCATACCCGTAGAATGATAATAAGCTACTTTGCAATTTTCGCTTTTTTGAACCAAATATAAGGTATCTTGTTTATCTCCTATAGTAGTTTGGAATATTACTTCTTGGTCTCTTTGCTCAAATGTAGCATTTATATCTGAAGTAATCTCTACTCTTTGAGATTTTTTTTCAGGGTCATAGGCTACATAAAAATATCCTATACCGTCAGACCACTTTTTTCGTTTTCTAATTATAGCCATATATACAAAACTTTAAATTGCCCCCCCCACGAATTAACATATTTTTGCACACATGAGAGGGACAAACATAATATTAAGATACAGTAAATGTCGTGTTGGTTGTAACTTGTACATTGACTACCGAACCGTCTTGTGGAACTGTAATCTCTGCTGGGGAAACTTCCAATCTTGCAGCTCCTGCACTCTGTGTAATCGTTAATGTCTGTTTTACAGATTCGGATGAACCTTGGATAGTAAATACCTGTGTTCTTGAATCTACAGTATCATTCAACACATAATTAATCTCTATTGAGAATTCGTACTTGTGGTCAGCGCCTGGGTCTCCTAAAATGGGCATACCATTAGTTGAGGTTATACTCCCGTCTGCTGTAAATTGTTTGTCTCCTAAGTCTTCTTCAACAATATCACCGCCCTCTACACTGAATTTTAGCTTAGGGCTGTTAGATACTCCTGTTATTGTAACTCTACCAGCTGTGGCAGGAACTGTTACTCCTGTACCTGATTGTTCTAAAGTGATAAACTCTGGTGCAGCAGCTAAATTTGCTGTTATCGTTTTGTCTGGGGAAACTCCAGCAGCTTTAACAGTAAAAACTGTTTTTACTATTTCACGGTTACCTACATTTGCCGATTCTGCTTTTAGGGTTAATTGGGTATCCCCACTGCCTGATGACGGGTCTAATATTACATGCCCTTTTGATATTGCCATAATTATAAAACATTAAAAGTTGAGTTTGTATATATATTTACATATTGATTGTCCCCATTTTGACTAACCGTAGTAAATGACGGTTGCACTTCCAAATAATATCCGTCTTCTATCGAATCTAATATCTGTTCCAATAGTCTTTCAAATTCTTCATCCGATAAAAGATTTGAATTATACGGGAATTCAGATGCTCTTATCAATGTGGCATTGTTTGAAGTTTGAAGCCCTTCTACATCCAATTCTTGACCTACTGTCAGTTGTGGAGTATAAGACAACAGCCCGTTTAAGGATAATATTTCGTCTATCTGAGAATAATCCCCGCAAACGTTCAACAAAACATCAAAAATCGTATCTCCATATTTAACTTTGTATGCCATATTGCCTGTATTCTGAATTATATACTACTTGCAACTCATATTCATATACTCCAGATTCCTCCGTCTCTTGTACGGAAATTTCTGCTATACGCCCACCGTCATTTAATATTTGATTCTCGGCTCGTGTAGCTAATTCTGTAGCTTCGTTCTGATTCACGTTTATAGCGACTTCCTGAAACCCTACTCCGATACTTGGATTATCTATGCTGGCTACGCTTTTCATGAAGATTAATGTTCCATTCTGTACGCTACATGAATCTATAATAACCATATCCGTATCAAATACGATATCATTATTTTCTATATCAAATTTAAAATCTTGCATATGACAGAAATTTCACCCCTAATATAATAATTAAAAATTTAATGTGTAAACGTTTCGTCCTGAAAATCTTCCTGATTGAAATCTTTTGCCTTTGAACTCGGTGCGGGGACTCCTACATTAGACGCTGTACCTGTTACTGTCCCAGCAGAATTCGACCCTTGAGTCGTTATTGTTGGTATGGTATGCGTATGGCTATTGAATGCTTTTACAAAATCGTTCAACTTCGCTTCCAACTTCTCAATATATATCATGGGACTCTCCCCGCCATTTACCTTGACTATTTTGCCCTGCATCTCTATTGAAGTTTCCCCTACTTTTATATCTAATTTCGCGTTGTCAGTCGTATTTGTATATGTTATACCGTCCTTATCCATTGTAAGAAGCTGCTTTTGGCTATCTTCTAACATCTCGAACTGTACAGATATTGACTGCAATTTAGAGAACTTTATAGGGAAAGATAGGGAAGAATCCCCCTGCACGAACCCCAATACACAATTGCTGCCTATTTCTGGGATTTGTATCACGGAAGTAGAATCATGGGGAATAATGGAAAGAGGGATATTGAACATTTGGTTATCATCGTCCGACACGACATCAAATGTCAGCTCTCCCATATTTACTCCAGTAACTTCACCATATACTAAAGATACTGAAGAATAGCTTTTCAACACGTTCCTTAAATTATCCCCTAATTCCTGCATTGCAGAATCGAACTTGGAGCTTTTTCTATAACTTAAAACATCCATTCTTCATTTGTCAATTTTGATGAAACATGATATCCGTTTTCGTTGAATTCCCTTCTTATCCCTAATACATACAGATTCGCACTGTTTTCAGGGAATAATGTGTCAGTGAAATTTACATAGTCGAACAAATCTATGCGAGGGTATAGCAACGTTGTTATTGTCCCGCTATTATATTCCCCCTTTAATCCTTGATACGCATTATTTGCGAATTCTTCCAACCCTTCTCGTGTCTGTATAGAACTGCAATTCAATCGGATAGGTCTGCCATTCCCTTTATTCCCTACATTTATTGTCGTACGCTTGCCGTTTACATAGCCGTTTACCGTAACATAATAATTCTCGAATTTCCCGTTTTTAGGAGATACATCTCGCTCTATTACATTTACAGAAGTGTCTAATTTTATGGTTTTTTTCTGGGTGTATTTTAATCCCGTTCCCATAAATAATTTCCCTTCTGGGTCAATGCCCGTATAAATGCCGAATTTACGCATTAACATCTGTGCTGCTTCAAAGGGGCTGACTCCCTGCCATAATTTTTCGTTGAATGTCGAAGTAGCGGTATAATCGGCTACGGAAATTTCTTCATAATCTCCTGTAAGATTGTTATCCGAACGGTATTTCTTGAATGCCTCATTTCCTACATCGCAACAGACTTTCAACCCTTCATATATCGAGGTCTCTTGTGTCCAATCCTTATTTACGACTCCAAATCTCAAAATAAAACATTTGTCCTCACATACAAGAGTAGTCGGGAACCCTGATTTTATTTTCTTTATAAACCCGTCAAATACGAGCATTTTCCCCGCTTCTGGGTCATTCTCGAAATTTATGTTTACCTGTTCCCCGTAATTGATATTATGGTAATATGCATATACTTGTATATGAGCACCTATTTTTATATTAAGCCCTTCTACATCAATTTTAGAACCAGTAATTATTTCATCTCCTTTCAAATAGGCAATAGAATAAAAAGGTAACGTTATTTCCGCTGTTTCCGCCAGCTTCATAACGGTGTTTTCGGATACAAAAGAAACAAAGTTCAATATCTTTTTCCCTTCTATCCAGACTTCATTACCACACCTGAAAAAATTACAATAACATTTCATTGTTTTTCTACAAATAATGTTTGACGCGTTAAATCTACTTCAAGCAAATTAAGGGTAATATTGGTAACTGTAGACCCTTCTTGTGGGTCTATAGCATATCTCGCCAATACGACGAACTGTATCCCTACCTCTTTATTTGTGAAATTATTATATATGGCGAATACCGATTTGTTTTTATACAAATCATTTATAACTGTCGCAAATTTGACTATATCGCCAGCCATTGCGCCTTGATTCTGCCGGAAAGACATAGGGTCATACCTCCCATTGTCGTTTATAGGCTTCCTTTCAAGTTTTATTCTTAATATTATCTCCGCTGGGTTGTATGAAGTCATTTCATATATCGCTGACCCGTCTACCAATTGGCTTTTGACAATATTTTTTGATGCGTTTATAGATAAGCTGTAAGATAACGGCAAATAATAATCGCTTATCCTGAAAATATAGTCATTCTCATTTGTCACGGAAATAAGATTGTCTTTCGCGTTCGCGCTTGAAGCGGAATATCTGGTTTTTTGGTTTATCAATGAACTCTTAACCTTATTCCCTATCCCGTTGATATAACCTCCTTCTGATGATATCGGTATCACTGATTTTACGATTCCTACAGAAGAAAACGTAAGGGCTAATGCTGTAGCTGCTGCTTGCTCCGCATCTCTTATTGTGTCTCCCGCTTTTGCAAGCTCTCCCCTTATATTTTGTGGAATAGATACGGTATTTCTGAACTTATCTTGCAATTCAGACCCTGAACTCGTTTTATAATCATTCTCTTTTGTCATGTTAACGGTGTTGCTTGGTTAAACGCTATATTTAAACCTCTCGCTATTGCCTGTGTCACATAATCCTCTATTTCCCTCATTATTGTTGACGGGTCGGTAGTATTTATGTGGTTGTCCATGTCTACTATGGACTTGTTGAAATTTATAATCAGAGATTTACTTCCCTTTGATAAATCTTGCATACGCCCCGTCTCATCTTTAACTGGAGATACTGTAGGAGCAGGAATAAACTCTTTTGAAGTTAATTCAAATGCCCGTGATAACGCTGTCAAATCAGGGGTATAATATCTTAATCTCTTTATTAAATCTTTTGCCTCCTTTGTCCCTAAATTATTAAGATTATTGAAAAGGTTTTCTATATCATCAGCACTTAATTTTATATCTTTTACAGCGGATGTTAAATAACCGGATTTATATAATTTATCATCTGAAGGCTCTCTATATAAATAATTCGTCCTAAGAATTGTGCCTTTTAGCTTATTAATCGCTTGCTCTTTCGTAAGATTATATTCTGGCACCTGAGACCACAATGCAGCCGTAGTCCCTGATGCAAGTCCACTGATAACAGACCCTATCGGGCCAGCAGATGAACCCAATAATGCGCCTGACCCAAATCCTCCTATAAAAGAGCTAATAGTAGGATGTTCATTTATCCAGTTTATTATTTTAGTTCCTACGTCTATAATACCAGAAATAAAGGAATCGAAAGCAGATATAGCCTTTTGAAATATTGAACCATCATACCCCTCTCCGAATATCTTGTACAGCTTAGATAATGATTCGTTTATATGTATACTTGTGTTTGCTATATCTTCATAAAAGTCTTCTAAATACTCTAATTTATCAGCCTCTAAATTTTCTTCAGATAATTGAACACGCCCTTTCAATACCCCCGCTCTGGGCAATTCAAATTGTCCTATAAATTTTTCAAATGCCTTTATTAAAGCTTGGGGATTTTCTCTAATAAATGAATATATATCTTCTCCTTTATTCTTTGATTGTGCTCTAAGGTCAAAAACATACTTCTCGATTAAAGGCACTGACTTGAAAAGTTCTTTCATGTCTATACCCTGCCAAGTAGTAAGTAATTGTTGCAAGTTTAACCCGACTATCTGCAAATCTCTGCCTGAAACAGCAGAAATCTTAGCTGCTAATTGTCCGAACCATTGGGCATCTCTTGACGATAATTTTGTATCTCCTACAGTTAATCCCGTCATTGTATTCATCAAAGAAACTAATCCGGCTCTGGAACCTCCTGTTTGCGTAACAATGTCTGTAGCATTACGGAACATCTCATTATATCCGCTCCCTTGTGCTAATCTTGCCATATTATATTGCGAGACATTCGATATCGCTTGTGAGGTTTGTTCACTCATGAGATTATTTTTACCCCAACGGTACAATAATCCTCCTCCGGCTATAGACAACGCTTTTAACCCGACAATCCCTCCTAACGTCCCAATGATAGATTTTAATGCCGGAATAGCCTGTAATGCAGCTTTACCTACAGAACCTATCAGGTTAGCAAAGTTCCCTAAATTCCTTTGCCAACCTGAGTAAGTAAATGAATTTGCAATAAAATTATTTTGAAATCTTTGTCTTGCCTGATAATATCTATCTATATTCCTTAGTAAATAGCGATTATTTGCAAACGGAGAACGATATGCAGCATAATTCATCCTCCGCCATAAATTCATGCGTTCTTCTGGGATATGAGGATAAGGGTTATATCTTCTCCCTCCTGCCGGATTATTAAAGCTACCTCCCCTACCACCTATATTGTTTGTTATACTTTTTAAGTTCTGGGCTTTCTTTATAGCATCGTCCAGTTTAGCATTTAGGTCTCCCTTTAGATTAAGCTCTATTTGATAGATATTAGGCATATTTTATTTCTTTTTATCTATTTTGAATGGTGCGAAATTCACGTTATCCATTATCCATAAAGCAAGACAATGGTATTTTTCTATTTCTTCCAAAGTTAATGATTTTGTAATTTTATTAATCGGAATATGGAAAAAATGAGAGACAAGAGCTTTTTTTATCAAAAGGGGGTCTGTCTTGCTATATTGTGTTAATTTATATTCTATTTCTGCTCGGGCATCTGCATATTTAGGGTTTTCCCTGCCCGATTGATAAAATTTATCAAATCCTCCTGTACTTGCTCTGAAGAGAACAGAGACAGACATGCAATCCCGTCACTTGAAATCCTTTTTGCTAAAGTCTTGTCAACAACAAATATATTGACGTATTTTATTGCGTCGTTTATCTTTCTCTCTGTCGTTGAATCGGAATTGTCCAATAATGAAGTAATGAAAATTGAATCTTCCAAACGTGTACGCTCCGCATGTCTTAATTCTACATCTTCTGTTACTTCTACTTCCTCGAATATCCCTTTTTTGTCGGGTAATTTTTCTACAAATGTGAAACTTGAAACTTTAAATGTGCTCATGTGTTGATAGTTTTAAATGTAAAAAGGAGATAGGGGATTATTCCCCTATCTGATTAAATAGCTATTGGTGTAACTTGTCTTGTAAGTTCTGTTGCCCTGAAATTCAAGGTTACTAAAGTCTGAGGGTCATTAGCATTGACCTCGAAAGAATCATTGCTAAATTGTGCTCCTGTATAGGTCAAAGTCGTATCAGTCGGGGTTAAATCCGCCCTGTTGCTGAACATGATAGTAACGGTAAGCCCTTCAGGAATATCAGTTAATGACGGTCTCAACGTAGTTGCTATCCCGTTATAACTGTTTATTAACCTGTTCCATTCTCCTGATTGTATAACAAAAGAACCTGAATAGGCTTTGTTTATACCTTTTACGGAAATAGGAGTTTCAGAACTTATTGCGTAAATCTCATTTACTGACTTTTCTATACTTCCCGAAAAATTCTGCGCTGTGAACAATTGTATAATTGCTCCATTTCCTAAGTTTACCCAAACTTGGACGTCAGCACTTGATATTATTAGTCCCGATTGGTCTGCCATAATTTTAAGAAATTGAAGTTACAAAGAATGTTGTTACAAAGGCTTCACGCATTGCAGGGTTCGGTACTATACTTATAGTCACTTCCAAAGCTTCAGATTGTATGTAATTATCATCCTTGGCCTTGAAGTCGAAATCTATCGCCCCAGCTTGCCCAGCGTTTATTCTCGGAGTGATATATTGGGCTGTAAATTGTGATATAGCTGAACTCTTAAAAGCCTGTAATATCTGACCTGAAGAATCACAAGGGATATTCTGGTTGATATAATAGGTAAGGAACTGTTGGGCATCATCGCAAACTGCATTGCCGACAGCAACTCTTTCTATCTTGTTTAATGCCATAGTAGAGGCGTTGCATGTCGCCCCGTCGTTGTAATATAACCCCTCTATACCTAACCTGTTACGGGTAAATATATATCCTAATGGGGCTACCAGATTCGCGAGAGTGACGTCATATCCGTTTACGGGTGTACCAGTTTTTGGATTGCTGGATACAGAAGCCAAATCACTATCCGTAAAATATTCTTCCGTAGCTACAGAACCCAAAGCTACATTCCCGATAGATGCAGCTATACTCCGGCTGGCTCTTACTCCCAATACACGCCCTACAGAAGACAACCCGTTAGGAGAAGAACCGGTAACGCAATATGCTACACTTGGACAACTCATAGCCGAGCAATCCATAAGGTTAGCTATCTCTGTTGCGCTGCTGAAAGTCCCCTGCTTGATATACGCTCCGTCAAATACACCAACCATTCTGATGCCCAATTCAAACATGTTAGTCAAGAATGTCTGTATCTGATTGAGTGCTTCTTGGTCTGTCTCATTGTTCACGCCTTCACCATATTCAGGAGCGGGCAATGTCCCTTTAGATTGGCAGAATCCTATTGCACGAGGTCTGTTCTTATAACTACCTGAGATAGTCTTGAATATTACCGGCTGTAATGCTGTATAGAAACTTGCAGTAGAGAAGTTTATGCTTGCCGTCGTTTGAACGAGGACAATCCATAACTTAGTCCCTGTCGAAGCTGCACCGTAAAACTCGCTGATGTGTTGGTATAGCATAGTCTTCGCTCCGTCACCTTCCGCCCATTCTGAAGTTATCCCTAACCCTTCGGCTGCTGATAACGAGGTTATCATATAAGGGGTGTTTAACTCCAAGTCTTCAGGTAAATTAGATCCCGCACCTGCCACATCAACAACCAAACAAGAAATAGATTCGTCTACTTGGTTACTCCCAATAGACGTATCTTTTAATGAAATATGTATTCCTGTTGTTGCCATAATTATTCTTCTTTAGGTGGTCTACCTTTTGTTTTCTTTTCTGAGTTTTTCCGAGCCTCTTTTAACGCATTGAATTCGCTTTTAATAGAACTATCTATTTTAAGCGGTTCTTCCTTGTTCTTAGCGGAATTGTTGGGCTCTGGCGGGTTATATGATTCTAACACATTTTTAAATTCCTCATTGTTCAGAGGCAGGTTATCCATCGTAATTTCCGCCCACAATAATTTATATTTCCTCCGTTCAAAGTAATCATGTGCTTGTCTTCTGGCATCTATTTCCCTTCCGAAAACTTTGCCGTTTTCACATGCATATACTTTTCCGCGAGATTTTACCAATGCGTATAGATACTGGAAAAAGCCTTCTTGATAATTAGTAAGTTCCATATTGTTTATTGTTTATTTTGTGTGTTGGTATTCAAGCAGGGGATTTTGCCCCCTGCTTATTATTTATATTATACACCTGCTGCTACTGCTGGAGCTACTCCATAGATTCCTACTCCGTCTTTACGAGCTGCACCGGCTCCCATACGAGTATCCATAGACATTTCCCATGCCCAAAGGGTAGGTTCTTGTTTTACGAATACATTTGTACGACCTACACCGATAAGGAATTGAGAAGGCAAGAACCCGATAACGCAACCGTAAGCCTTAGCGTTAAGAGTAACCGGTGTATAATCAGAGTCTATCATGTGACCTTCTGCTAAAGGTTCTCCATATAATTGCGGGTCAACCACTTTGTTTGTAGTAGTATCATATACACCACATATAGAACGCTGTGTAATGTTCATGCCGTAAGCCATCATCTGCATTGGCCCGATATTTTCAGTCGGTAAGTTCAACGCATTTACAAAAGTATCGTTAGACTGCAATTGGTTAGCATAGATAGCGTCCATTACTACCTCTGGACGTTCGATATCCAGATTGAAGTTAGCTTGGATAAACTTCATGCGGAGTCTTAATAAGTCAGCTACCGTGAAATCTTTGATATTACCTGCTGCAGCCGGATTGGCTGGGAACATGCCTGCTGAATTTACAGTAGCGGTACCGGTCATAGAAATAAAAGTACCGTCCTTAACAGCTTCTGCCAACTGTTGGATAATATAATTATGTTGAGCGTTAGATACTACTCTCAAAGCTTCAGCCATACCAATGCCTCTCTTGTCATATCTCAACAGATTATCATCGCCAGGCTGCCATGCAATGGCATTTAAAGAGAAAGCATAAGTAGGAATAGCGATTGGGTCGTCATCATACAAATACTCGGACACTTTTTCTTTAGGCACCAAAGTATCGAAATAAACTTTAGGAGTCATGTTTATTTCTGGGTGTATCGTACCGGCTGAATCTGAACTAATACGAGGGATTCTATCAGCGAATGTGTTAATAGGGAACAACATGCGGTAATACATTGCCAGCCACTGTACGGCTACTAAATCAGGTGTTGCCAAGAAATCATAGGTATTGTCTCCGGCAGCCAAAATAGTATCCAATAGTTGCGGAGTAGTTTTTGGAGCTGTCCCTTCAAAACATAAATTCACTTGACCGAAAGAGCTCATAAAGTCACGGTCGTTTTTCAAAATAGACGCCAATTCTTTGTAAGAATCCAGCAAGTCATGAACTGGGATAGGCTTGTGCTCATGAGCATATTTCAAGTCAGAGCCTAATGCCATCATACCCATCTTATTTTTCCCTTCCTGAGAAGAAAGATAAGAATGTAAAGTCTTGTATTCTGTCATAATTTTAGGTTGTTGTGTATTTTCTGTAAAAATTCTTGCTTCAGGGTTTGCCTGCAATCTTTCCGCTACTTTTTCAGGCAATTTCTTTTTCAAATCCTCAGACTCCAATTTTTCCTTTTCGTCTTTAGCTTTGGTGTCCTCTACTTCCTTCTTGTCCTCTTCTTCGTCTTCTTTAATGTCTTTGTCTTCTTCTTTTTCATCTTCATCATCATCTTCTAATTTCTTCTTTGAATTCAGACCTAACAAATCTTTCAAAGCCGAAAGGACTGTGTTTTTTGTTTCCTCAGCCTTAAGCTCTTCTTTTGTAGCTTCTGACTCTGGAACTTCTTGAACTTCGGGCTTAGCCTCCAATTCTTCCTTTTTTTCTTTTTCTTCTTTCATATTATTTAATTCTTCAAAATTAGAACTTAAAGTAATAAATTCCTTTTTATCACAATATAATTTATATTCCACTGGGATATGACCCAATTCATGTTTTACTGCATTAGCATTTGAAGGAATAGTAACTAAAGAAACTTCAAAAACATCAAAAGACTTTGTTTTTTTCTCTCCCCTCTCATTCTCTACTATTACTGCATTCCCGCCAATAGATACGGCTCTTATACAGCCTTCATTGTATAATTTCTCATACATCTTGCCTTTTTCGGTAGAAGCGAATACCAAAACCCCTGTCCATGCGTCATTTTCGAGTTTTATATCATCTATCCTGCCGATAGGCGGTTCCCATGACATATGTTGTTCTACAAGAACGGGATTTTTTAAATATCTGTCCCACTTTATAGACTTGTTCATTACCCTAAATCCTCTATCGTTTAGGGATTCATCCGATAATACTTGCCTTACCATTTTTATAATTTTCTATTAATTCTTCGTTACCCTCTATTTTCATTTGCCGATAGTTCTCTTTCTTGTCATATTTCCCTAATACAATAGTATCGGCAAAAAATGTTTTGTTTTTGTCGGTATATACATAACCTTTTCTTGCTTTTAACTCTGTCATAATTAACCAGTTATTGTCCAACCTTTATCTGTTGCCGACTGTTTTTGCTCTTCCGTCAACTTTGCATATACTTCCGAATGTAAAGTTAATGTCCTTGTTCCTGTAACATTAGCCAATCCGTCGAGTATGCTTTGTATGGATTCATCACTTAATTGAGATGATTGTGTAAAAGCCAAATTTTGTTTTATGCTTTCAGGTGTAAATCGGACTTCTATAAGAGAAGTACATCCATTAAATGGATTCTGTTGTTGGCTTGGTTCACATTCTGAAAAATCTAATTCCCCGACAATTGTTTGCAATGAATATCTCCCATTAAATCCTAATGTTATCCGAGTAACCTTTACTTTAGGGGAAAATGTAATTTTCTTCATTTTATCAGGAATAATATTAGGAGCTAAAGAAAATAAACTACTACAATCTATAGCCCTTTCAGGAATGTTTATAAGGCTTACTTCTTCTAAAGATGAACATCCATAAAAAGTATTTGAAATATTCCCAGGTTCAGCTATACTTGAACAATCTACTATATTCCCTTCATTTATTTTAGTCAGAAAATAACAATTCCTGAAGCCTTGGTTAAGGCTTCCCCATGAAGATGTATCTACATTTACCTCCCTTACACATACATTATTATTAAGATTTCTTATATTCCTATTATACGGGACGTATTTCATACTTAATAACCCATATAAGTAGTAATAAGTTGTCTTTTCAGGGAAATTCTCTGGCAAAAATAATACTTTGTCTGATAAGGTGTAAGGTATTTGAACATTACCTTCCTCCTTATACTGGTCTGTTATCTGCCCGCTCTGGACAATCATATCTAACAAATCAGGGATATACTGCCCATAGCCGTACTTCCACATCATCTCTTCTATACCATAATGGGGATGTATAGGGGTGACGGGATTTATCTGCTTGTCTATAAGCTGCACAGAGCCTGATTTGGCTTTTATATAGGTTATGTCTATGGTAGAATTGTCCACCATGACACACTCGAATTTCATACGCCAGCATTCGATATCTTCTTCCGTGTCTTCCTTGTATCCCTGCTTGATAAAGTTATTCATGCCACGATACATAGGCAAAAAGTTGTTCCCTTGAAGTATATCCTTGAAAAATTCGGACGCCCTCTCCGTGAAAAGCTCTGTCCTAAGCTTATACGCGAGGTTCCGTCTCCATTGGTATATATCCGTCTCTCCTGATAGGGTATAATTTACCAGCCTGTCCATTACTACAATGTCTATATTGATGTTGTCCCTTATCAGACCGCCAATATAAACCATATTGTTAGGGGCTGAATCTACGGTTACTACAATAGCCGGCAATGTAGTGTTTACTACTGTCCTCCCGTCCGATACATTAGACGTCAATACGGGTATATGATTCTCTATGACAATATCCGTTTGCCTGAAAAAATCTATTAATTTTTTAGTCAATAACCCTATCATATGCCCTATTTTTCGCTAAAATATGAAGTTTTTTATTATCAATCAATTATTTATTGAAATTTTTGTTCCAAACCGTCAAAATCGCCCTATGTGCGAGCCTATAAGTCCTCGCTCCTACCCCCATGAATTGGCGGGCTGGTATTTGAGGGGGTTTCCTGTTTATTTTATAGGCAGGCTGAACCCATTTTTTAGGAGACTTCCCTCCTTCATTCTGCAATTGTGCGTACGGAACGCTGGTTTTTAACCCTGCTGTATAGGGAACATTGGTTATTTTCTTGATAGAATTGTACAATCTTCCTGTTCTCCTTAGTTTGGGATAAGGCAACTTTATACCGATAGGCGTATTGTGAACGTCATACATACGCTCTTTCCATTTCTCAAATTTCCCGTTGCCTAAATATGCCTCTTTCTGGAAATTCTGCTTCGTTTCCTTGAGCATGCTTTCCGATATCGCCTTGGGCATTTCGCTCCTTACACAATTCCTAAGACTCTTGAGCTTGTTTATCATATCCTGCATCGTATCCGCCATCTTTCTTGCTTTTAGGGGTAAAAATGCTCTTTATCTTGTCTACTGTGTTGGTAATCCATGACTTGTTGGTGACTTTTTTGTCGATATCCCCTTCATCCAACCCCACTTTTTGCAAGAATTGTTCGGAAATCCGCAACCCTTGCTTGCTCAAAGTATCCGTAATCTGGATAAAATGCTTGACAGAGATACTCTTGTCGGGAATAATCACTACCTGATAATCCGTCAAATCCTTGTTCTTTATCAATCTCGCCAATTTCGGCATGGTCTGGGTATTCGTCACCCTTAAAATGTCCTTGTTGTCTTCGTCAAGGATATTCTTGTACAATTGCATGTGAATTTCCGCCAACTGCTCGGAATTCGTGTTCTTTTCGGTGTTCCCGATTAACGTACTTCCGGTGAGAAGCTGCATAAGCTCGCTTTCCCACTTGTCTACCAACTCCTTGTGAGCCCTGAAAGCTTCGCTCGGAGCTTCCGTATTGACGGAATTTATCTCTACTTGGTATTTCCTCTCCTTATTCGTGGACAATTCGTTCACCTCAAAGGGCACTACCGGTGTGGCTGTAGGGTCATTTATCAATCTGGCGTATTCCGCTGCTATCTGCTGCGCTTCTTCGTTCTGCGCCTGATACCCTATCGTATAGCGAGGATAGGAATAACGCCCCGTCAGAATGCCCCAATTGCGATAAGAATTCACTATCTCGATTATAGCCCGTGTAACCTCCTGCATCAGACCTAATTTATAGTCTTCTTCAGGGGAAGCCTCGAAATAAAACATGTTGTCGTAATCGTCAAATTTAGCCACACTCTGGATATCAAAGGTCATATAACGTATCGCCCTGTTGAACATGTCTATATTCCGCATAGGGAAATCCGTTACAATGTCCTTTTCTATGTCTATCTGCTTGCCTGCTACCCCTCGAATCTTCGCGTTCAACGGAGCACGGCAAACAAGCTGCTTGAAAATGTTGGTCTGCGTAAAATATTTGGAAAATTTGTCGTCTATCCTGCTCATTTCCCCGTATTTCGCCAAAGCATAGAAGTTCTTTTGGGCAGGAACATATCTCTTGTCCAATAAGGACACCAAAAAAGGACTCGACTGTATAGCCCACGACTGCAAAACGCCATAGTAGTACAAATCACTGTAATTTATAGCCCTGTCTATCGCATCTCTCCAGTATTTCGCTGTATACGGAGTGTCATAATAGTTAATAAGATATTTTGACTTAACTACTCCAGTCCCTACAGACTTGGGAATGTAATAAGGGTCTATTTGGGGTGTATTCCAGATTGTCATATTAGCCTATATAATCATTTATGTTTGTTACTATTTTACCTATCGCGTTAGGCTCAGGCTTGTTAACCGCCCCAGTCATGCGGGATGTCCCCGACTTCATCCTGTGTATAGTAGACATCACACTGTTGTACTGGTTCGTGAAAACAGTACTCCACGCAAATGTAGAACCCATAAAGGCTGATGCCGTCAATACCCTTACCATAAAGAACAAATCAGGATGGACATCCTTCATTACCGGCAACATCTCCTCCAAATCGTATATATTCCCTATCTCGCCAGCCAAATAGCCTATAGCGGATACATAGGCGTCTTCCAATGCCGTCGGATTCATGCCTATTATCTCATCACATGTGTTAGGCTGTATCCATTGATATAAATCTTTTATCTCTATCATATTATAAGGACTTTAATTTCCCTCCTATCGCTATAAACATCTTCGTCTTCTTCTGGGCTGGATTAACTATCTTCAGATTCCTCCCCATTAACGAAACTCCTTTGGCCACCGCGTCCGGTATGTCGTCTTTCTTCAACGGACTCTCTTTCCTCGAAAACTCCAAAAACTGCTGCACCGTAATCTCACCCATAGGAGTGTTCTTCATCTTGTCGTTGAACATTATCCCCCCATTCTTGAACAACGGGTCTAAAGTGGACTCAATGTTATAAAACTTGTTCCCGTGATTGCGCGTGTCCCACTCTATCGGACATATCCACCCCTTTTGCGCCTGAAAGTTAAGCAATGTTTTGTTGAAATCCAACGGAACTTGCTTTTTTTCAATGTATAAACGTGGCGTTATCGGACATTTTACGTATAAGCTATATATGCCTTCCAACATCTCGTATGTGCTCCCCTGTACTGCATATACGTCCACCAACCATATCTTGTCTTTCGTCAACCCCAACAATACGCATGCCTTGTAATCGTTCTTTACACTCTCCTTTGCCGACGGGTCTACGTAGATTATATATCGTACAAACGATTCTTCTTCCGGCATTGTCCCCCATGGTATATGGTGGAATATCTCTCCCTCCATCTCATCGTAATACTCCCCGTCCAAAAACCTACGCTTGTCTATCTTCGACAAACTCTTCATCGTCAACATATAACTCGAAGATACATTCTCCTTGTTGTCCTCTACACTGAAATGCTTCTTGTACAACATCGCCTGTATGGCTGGGTCTAACTTCAATCCAGTATCGTAGTCCTCCTGCAAAAAAAACCTCTTGTAACTCCAATGATTCTTGCTGCACGGATTCAATGCATACAACATCTTGTTCTTTACCGGCAACTTCTGCGCTAACCGCGTCAATAACTTACTTACCGGCTGCCAACTTATCTCACTTATCTCATCCAAAAATATATGCCCCCATTCCGTACTTAATATCGAATCATATTTCGACTCACTGTCCGAACTCCCCCGCAAACTCCCGAACTTTATGTAGGAACCATTGTAGAATACCAAACTGTCGTCCTTGTTTACATACCGAGCAAACCTCTCTCCCCCTATCATCACCTTCTTGTAATCACTGTAACCCCAACGCCTCGCCATTGAATTCAATACCGCCGGTACTGTCTGCATCAACATTCCATTGTTCAACGACGTAAACGTATTCCGTATTATCAAACAATTAGCTCCGTATCTTATACATTGCGTCACAAACCACGCAAATATCAAAAATGTCTTCCCAGCCCTACTCGAACCGTAAAACAAATACTCTACATATCTGTCCTCATTCAACAAATTGTATAACTCTATCTGCTTATCGTTTAACCGCTCCGGCAATAGTATCATAGTCTATCTTTTCTATTATCTCTATATTCCCCATCTCTAAGCCTTGACCATCTTCTGTCTCTAATACCCTCTGCTCCTTGATTATCGTCTTCTCCGTACGGTTGATACTGTCACTCGCTGCCTTGAAAACATTAACGTACTTCATGATGACATCTAACTTACCCTTTAACTTGCTTATCGTTGCCGGACTGTCCGCCACTTCTATGTCCATTAATATCTCCTCCAACTTCTCCCTAACCCCTATCATGTCTAAAAACGCTACCGTCTTCCCAAATGTCGCCCTGAACTCTTCCCGTACTTTGTCGTCTACTTCGTACTTCTTTACCTCTCCTCGCTCCTCCATTTCCTGCCTGCGTAGCGCCCGCTCTTCTTTTCCCTTGATTATGTCTATCGCTGTACCCATAGCCTTTGTTTTTACAAATATATACCTTTTAGTCGAATTTTCAAATTTATTAATAAAGCCCGACCCCCTACCCCTGTTTACCCCTGACTCAAAAACAAAACAAAGGAAGTAATAACCTCGCTCGGGGCTGTGCCCCTCGCTTCGGAGCTAACCAATGCAACACCTTATGTGATTCCGATTCCCAAAGAGATTTCACGCTTCCTTCCTGCATCATCTTTTTGCTTCATCCTCGTTTTGCTTTCTCTAGTCTGGCTCCCGGCTCCGTTATTCCTTCTCATCCATCAGTCGCCCCGCTCTCCTCTCTGTTTCATGTGAAACAATCCCGTTAACATTCCCGTATTGTTTTAACTTAATTCCAAATGAGATATTAACATTCCCACCTCTGTAACGTTTTGTTATTCACCGCATTAGTAAGCAGAACTGCGCGCACGCATACACGCACGTTATGAATGTATCACCTTTATGTATATATATACAATTCATATATAGTAATAATATATATAATATATAGTCTCTGCATGTAGTTATTCCCTTTCTTTTTTTTCTAAAGAAACCCCCAAGTTATGTTAATAATAAAAGGGGTAATATATACCCCCAATGTGTGGGTACTAAGGAAGGCAAAGGAGTAAAAATGCGACTCGCCATAATGAGAGCGCAATATGTAAACATAGTATTATGTATGTTAATATATAGTTAAAACATATGAGATATAATACATTTTTCTGAGAAAAATGTTGTGTAATTTCAAGAAGTTTTGTATATTTGTAATACAGAAAAGGGAAAAAGAAAACGAATATTAACACTAAAAACATTATCAATATGGAAAGAATAAACGTAGAAGACGCGAGAATCCGCGTAGAATTCCGTAAAAACGAGACGAACGAAGTAATAAAAAACGAATGGTTTAACGTCATGTCATTTGACAATTCGGACGGGTTTGAGTATGACATGGATGAATTACTTGAAGAAACCGGAGCGGATTATTACGAGATAGTGGAATTTGAAGACATTCCGGAGGAACTACAATTGCCGGATAGATTACCAGATGAAATCATAGACCTATGTAAATACTTTTATACGGAGGATGATGAATATTTCAAAGAAGCCTTTTTCTACTGGCTGGATAATTATCACTACAAATTATTAGGTTCTGACATATTATACTTAATAAATAGGGCTAAAGACGCTTATATGGGTTATTATGAAGACATACAAACATTTGTGGAAGAGATGTTCGATGCACAATACCCTGATTGTCCACCCGACATTAAGTATTATATAGACTACTCTTTATACCAAAGAGACCTAATGTATGATTTTTGGGAAATAGACGGACATATATTCCAACAATAAAAAAATACAGCTATGAAGACAATAAAAGGCACTTATAAAGACAATAATTACTTTGAGTATGAAGTAAACGGGAAAAAGTATTGGGTACAAGGCGAGTTGCACTGGAATAAGGCAAAAAACAGACTTGAGCACACGCATACGGGGCCAAGAGGCGGAGAATATTTAATTTATTGGAACTTTTAAATAAAAACATTATGTATACCGTAGAGATAAGCATAGAACATTCAAATTTCCCTGATTATATGCATTTTACTTTATTGAAAGTAGAAAACGAAGAAAGATTATTTAAATATAGCTCCTATAACTTAGAAACAATTATTACTTACTGTGTTAGTAGTGGAATCGATGTAAAAGAATTATCATTTGAAAATAAATTAGTGAAAAATGGAAGAGATAAATAACATAATATCGACAATTATATCAACAAAAGAAATAACCTATAGGCAAATTAATTATTTAATTAGCAAAAGTGAATCTCTTGGGATAGACGTTACAAAAGAGCTGGTTAACTATGATATAAAATTAAACGGGGAAGATGCAGGGAAGGAAGTGGAATATTTAAAAAGGAGGGATAATTGGCGCTTATGTGGATGGAGGGAAAAGAATGCAATTTCTAAATCGACGGCTAACGATATCATATTTAAAGGGCTACACGAATTCGGTGAAAGTATGTACGAACCATATTATTATATCAATGGAATAGCTTACACACATGGTGATACAATAAGTATTGTTGGATAAAAAAAAGATTATGTTAGAAAAAATAAGATTAAAAGAGCTAAACGATTTATACGGGACGTTTAGATATAAAGGAGACATCTATAAAATAATCAGTATCCTAAAGGATGTTGATTTAATTAACGGTTCAGTTAACAGAGTCATAGCATGCAAAAATAAAGCTACCAGCAAATACAAAATAATAGATGTCGGGAAAAATGGAAATGAATTTGTTTTTGTAGAAACAAGCATAATACAAAAGAACAGAGAAGATTCCGACTATTATGTAGACTTGACAGACATAAGACTAGCGCACATTAACCCTAAAAAGGTAGAATGTATGAAGGGGCACAAAATTAGATTAGATAAAGATTTTGAAAAAGAGTTGCTCAAGTTTGCTTTTTGTGAATATGAATTAAACATAGGTACTTATCATCCGTTTTTATTATCAAAAAAATGTTATTTCAACGATTTTTACGAAAAAGATGGACATACCTATACATGTTTCACGGCTGAAGACGGAAGAGGCGGAATGTACCCTTTTGAAATAAAGGACTATTTATACATGGGTCAAGACGTAATATTTAAATTTGAAATAATATGAACAATATAAATGTTTTAACCGATTTTGAAGACATATTAACCCTCATTCCAGTCCCATCGGACGCGGATAAATATTATTTTATCTGTGAACTAAATACTACTATTAAAAGATTAACGGACAATTTGAGCATACGCCCTTATATATCATTAGTAATCAAAAATAAATCAGGAATAATTGAATACTTGTCCGCTAATTCAGGAGAGAAGACATATAATAACCAAGTAGACGAAATAAAAAAAGCAATAATAACATATAAAAAACTAAACGACTTAAAAGATGATAGGAATAATTAATATAGAATTGCTTTATAGGCAAATAGCGTCCTACTTCATTTTTAATTACTTCAATATGGAAGTAGGAACCGACGAAGTATGCATTTTGAATGATGAAATAATAATCATTGACAAATTGTGCAATTTTTATTCAGAAATTACAATTGATAACGGAATAGCAGTAGATATTAAAGGCTACATAAAAACGTGGAAATTTTCGCCCAAATATGTAGGAGACGAAAAAGAGGCAAAGGATATTGCATTAAAAATGATAAATGATTTCATAAATATTAAAGACGGGTACAACATTTATTCAAGAGGATATTACTATGACAACTAAAAAAGACAAATTAAACGCAATTTGCGGGCTTATATTATTTCTGCTAATTCTAATTGGCGGAATGCTGGACACGCAAATACTGGAAGAACAAAAAACAAAAGAAATTACTAATTACATTGACACTGTAGAGGTATTTTTAAATGATAGTATAGTCATATTTAATTAAATAGTCATGGACATAAATAAACAAATAAAAAACAACGTAGCGACTGTACAGACAGTGAACTACTACAAAGACATAAAGAAATTAGCCCTTAATTCAACCAATTTAGAGCGGTTTTGCCAAATTTTAGGAGAATCAAAGGGGCGGGCGTTCGTAGAAAACATTTTGCAAGCTTCGTACAATTCTAAGTTGAAATTCTGCAACCCGAATAGCGTAGTTTTATGCGGATTAGCTATCGCAACGACTGGATTATCATTGGTTCCCGCTCTTGGGCAATCGTGTATCGTCCCTTACAAGGACAACGCACAAGCACAAATAATGTATCGTGGATTCATTGAATTAGCTAATAGGGCGCAAAAATTAGAGCGTATAAATGTCTCAGAGGTTCGCGAGGGTGATATTGAAGGTATAGACCCGTTTAAAGGAGAAATAATATTGAAAACATATGATTATAACGGCTATATAGAGCGAAAAAAACGGGCTTATATCGGTAATATTGCCTATATAAAATATCTTTCAGGCGGTGAATATTTTAAATATATGACAGTCGAGGAGATAAAGGCACACGCGCAAAAATACTCGCAATCTTATAGGAATAAAACGGGGTTATGGGTGACAGATTTTGAGATGATGGCAAATAAAACGGTTGCGAAAAGCCTTTTAAATTTATACGGGCCGAAAACGGAGAGCATGGAAAACGCAATTAAATATGATTTTTCGACACCCACGAACGAGAATTTAACAGATTTAGAATATTTAGACGGGACAAATGAATAAAGAAAAAGGGCTAAATTTTTCGATGAAATGGACGAATTCGAGGGTTTTCCCTCCTTCACATGAAAGAATAAAAATTATTCTAGAAAGTGGAGATGTTAAAATAGGGGTGTTCCATCCGGAAAGTATACCATTTGTTTTCGGAGTAGACGGAAATGTATATTATTATTCAACTGTAAAATTTTGGCAATATGATAGATAGGAAAGTGTTTAGAAATTACGAAGAGTGGCACAATTACCGGAAAAGCTATTATTTTATTGGAGGTCATGATATAGCGGTAATAACTGGTCATGATGAATACAAAACGCCTTTGGACTGGTATAATGACTACCAAAGGGGGCAAGCTATGGAAAATGAAATTAATTATAATACCCAAAGGGGGCAAGCTATGGAAAACGCTATAGCTACTCTTTTTGAAACAGAGTCTACAGAAAGGGTAATAAAAGAAAGCGCGAAATACTTCGTTTTAAGCAACGATAATTACCCCGCCTATATAATTGCTTCACCGGATAGGGAATTGTTTAAATTCCGAAGGAAAAACCGTATTGTCGTTGAAATAAAGGACACATTACGTACTGTAGATTTAAACGACCCCGAAACTTTTCCTAATTCGTGGTATATGCAATTAGTTTGGAATATGGGTGTAGGGGAATATGACGCAGGAATGTTAGTAGTATATGATGGACAAAAGCAACTGAAATGGAGGATGTTCGATTTTGACAAAGATTTATTCGAGTATCTTTTAAATGGGGCTAAAGAATTCACAGAAAATCACATACTTAAAGGGGTTCCACCAGCTCCAATTAACAAAGAGGATATTTTTAATATTACAAATACCTCTGAAAAAATATCTTTGAATATTTCTCCTGAATACATGGAATTAGTCAATAGTTATAACGAGATAAAAAATAAAATAAAAATACTGGAGAAGGAGAAAGAAGATTTAGAAAACAAAATAGCGTTACTTTTCAACAATTGCAACGAATTAGTATGCGAAGGCGTAAGAGTGGCTACAATTAAGGACTATACACGTAACACAATAGACACTGAGAAACTAAAAACTGAATTTCCGTTGATATATGAATCAGTAAAAAAAGAATCAAAAGGAAAAACACTTAAAATTTTAAAATTATGATACTAACAAAAATAATTATTTATTTAGTCGTTTTAATATTGTTATATTTCGCTGTTCTACTCTTAGGTATATATATAGTCCCATATATAGGCGTAGAGTTTTGCAAGAAATTTTATAGGTTATTTCCGGCAACATCAATATTAATATTTGGATTTTCTATGGCAAACAATGAAAACAACATACGGAAATTAGAAAAATTAAAAAAGATAGATAAAGAGGTAACTAAATATGATTTGGCAAGAAAAAGGCTTAAAAGAATAAAGAAATTAAGAAAATAATCGTATATTTGTAGTGTTGACTACGACCAACAGAAAAGATATTCACGGTATATTACCGTAAAGAGGTTTGTTTTTAGGGTCGTAGCTAAAAATGAACCTCTTTTATTTTTCTACACGACCATGCAAAAAAAATCATTTATCCTACATTTAGATTCTTTAGACGTTTTTGATGATTTAAATAATCAGGAAGCGGGCGAACTAATTAAAACAATTATCAAGTATCAACGATTGAAACATAATGGTATGTCTTTTGACTTATCAGAAATTGATAATACACTGATAAGGGTTGCTTTTAAGCCGTTTAAAGCGCAATTTGACAGAGATTATGAAAAATACTTATCTATTGTAGAAAGAAATAAATTAAATGGGAAAAATGGGGGCAGACCTCAAAAAACAGAAGAAACAAATGCTTTTTCTGAAAAGCAAACGAAAGCAAAAAAAGCAAATGCTTTTTCTGATTCACAAGAAACCCAAAATAACCCAGTGGGTTTTTCAGAAACCCAAAATAACCCAGTGGGTTTTT